AGGTTGCTGTATTTAGTGCCACAGTGTTAGTCGGTGCGTTTTTCAGGTATACGGCGCTGAAGAAGGTGTCATACCCGGCATCAGTCGGTTTCATTTTGGCTTTGACGTCGCCGGTATCGATCGCCGGTCGGACTGAAATATCCATGGTTTCGGTTTTTGGCTCCTTAGTATTAGTTTTGGTCGAACCTTCTACATTTGGTCGGGTTGGCAATACGCTGTAGTTGACATGTCGAGTCTTGTTTGCGTCCCCATCAAACTCGAACATGAGTGCAAATTTTTTCGGCTTTGCATTTGCATTTTCTATCAGGGCTCCATTTAAATCTATTTCGTCACCCAACACATCCACCCGGAATTCATCAGGAATGAGGGCCATTTCCAAAGTGCCGTCATAGCCGTTGTTGGTGTTCTCCTCGTAGTAAACCTGATCGTCAGCATAGAATGTCACATTCTCCCCGGCCGGATTCTGAACCAGGTTAACGGCACCGGGTACTTGTACCGGAGTTCCGTATGATACTATGCCGTTCACCTCAGTCACAACGGCATAGTGGACGTTTTTGAGTCCGTATTTCACCTTATTCATTTTTCATACCTCCTTTTAGATTTCATAGAGAACCTGATACAGGCTCTCAGATTCTATATATGTTTCGGTTTTCTCCCAGTAGATATCATTGATATCAAAAAGGTCTTCGATCAGCTTTTCGCTGGCCGGGTCTTTTTTGGTTGTGTAAAGCTCTATCTGGTAGTTGTCAGCCCGGCTGTACACTTTATCGTCGGCCGCAAAGTTAGAACTGTAGCTGAACAGGTAAACTATATACGGCGGAGCAGGAGGCTTCTCCCAATGGTGATAACTGACCGGCAAGCCAGTGGTCCTCAGTAAGGCCTTAAGTGCAGCTTCATCCATTTCTGATTGCCTCCTCTACTTCTGCCGTAAAGTCCCGAATTACCTGCTCTTCTGCAGGACGGATATGCGGCTTTCCTGATACCCGTCCCCCGCCCTTCTTCGCATGACCGTATTCTAAGAGATGGGTCAGGCGATAATGCGGAGCTTTTACATGTACAATCCTCTTATGTGGCTGCCCAACCTCAGGCTCAGTCTTCACAGCCCAACTTTTTGCATAATCACCAGAGTCCTTCGGTGATGTCTGTTTAAGTTGCTTGACTGCAGCCTTGCCTACCTTATCGCTGCTGATATTAACCTTTTCCACTACCTCTTGGGAGTAGTCGGCCAGGCCTTCTGCTATCTCAGCGGCCAGCTGGTCAATATTGATACTGTTAGCCATCAGCGATCACCTTCTCGCAGGTTAATTCCATTTCTTCAAAGTCGGGTGCATATGTGCGTATTACCCGGTACCGGTTTCCTGCAAATTCAATCGCCGACTCCCCGCTGTACTCATATCCGTGCACGATAAAGACCAGTTCAGGTTTTAAGCCGGTAGCTGCGGCGTTGTAAAATTCTGTTCTGCCGACTGACTTTAAACCACATAGGATAACAGTTTCAATCTCAGTAACAATCTGATTTCCGTCCTCGTCCGTCTGCGGTAGGCCGTATTCATCTAGGGGATATTCGCGCCTGATCAACGTCAACTCATGGTCATACGTCACTGGCAGCACCTCCCGCATGGATGATCAGATTGTGCAGCCGAAACTGTAAATGCCTGGGCATCGCTCCATCACTATCCCTGTTCTGGTATCGCCAGGTGGCGTAATCCACCACAAACATCAGATGATAGGGGTTAGCCCCATCAAGGACTAACCCCTTCTCATCGTTCAACTCGGTTATTAAGCCATTGACGATAGCAGTTAGGTAGGTGTCGCGAACCTCGGTTTTAATACCCAGCCTCTCCTTGACCAGGCTAACTACCATTGCAGTATCCATTCATGATCTCCTCATTAGGCTTTGGCTACTACGGAGCAGCTGCCGATCTTAATTGCACGGCCATCAGCGTTGAGCTCAACCACAGTGATAATCTTACCGGTTGCAGCAGTAATTTCATCAGTGCCATCCCAAGCGGTAAAGCCAACAGGTTTTACACCATTGCTTATATCGATAGCCTTACCTGCAACCCTGTAAGCAAGGGTGGTTCCGGTAGCTTCAGTACCAGCAACCGTAATTACTGTATCACCGGAAGTTGTTGCTGACGCAGCAGAGGTCACGGCCAGGGCTCCTATATCGGCGTTGGCGTAGTCAGTTTCGAAGGTCTCTGTAGTGGTTGCGTCTGCATTCTTAATATTTATCACGAAGAACCCTTTTGCTATAACAGGCAGACCGTCATATCTTGCCAGCCCCTTGAATACGGTCATGTCCTCAACGAACTTCACATGCTCGGAAGCGGCCAGGACAGTACCCTCTCTTTCGACCAACAGATATAAATCGCCGTAACCACCAGCGATATCGTAATTGCTCATAAAATCAAGGATTACAATGTCGCCGCCAAGTATGGGCATTTGGCTATTCATCCCGGTTACCAATGCCCCAGCAGCATTGAAGTTCAATAGGGTACTCATCAGGTAAGCATAAGTGACGCTGTTCATGGCAAAGAATTTCCGGCCGTCTGAAAAATCATTCTTACAAGCCCCAAAGGCAGTTATTATACTGCCAATCAATGCCGCTCCGGTCGTGCTGACCTTACTTATATTGGCTGTATGCAGGTCTACCCAAGCCGGGGCATTAGCAGAATAGTCTGCCGGTTCAGATGTCTGAGCTAATCTGGTAACAATACCAAGAGGCTGCTTTGTACCAGTACCAAACAAGATAGCCTTATCCAGTGCAATACCAATAGCCTTAGATATCTGCATCATAATTTCGGATGCCAGAGCAATGTCGGAATCTTCCAGGGTAGAATTCGGAACAGCAATAAAACCACCAACTTTGTAACCGTCAACCTCGACCTGATTAAAGCTCATTTCGAGCTCGTTCAGGGCTCCAACCATTTCGGTCCATACGGCTTCTGGTACGGTTCCGGTTATGTTTTGCCGCGCTTTGCCCTTTATCGGCTTGTAATTTACTTTTGTAATCAATTTGGAGCTCACTGCGATATTATCACGCAGGATGCCCAGCATTACATCAGGTATCAACAAATCAGATCCGGATACGCTTCTTTTCTCGGCCATAAAGCCGCGAACTCTTTGCAAAAACTCTTTTACTTCGTCGCGGGCAATCAGAGTTTCAACCTCACCCCTATTCATGCCGGCAAAAAACCCTCTTTTCATTCTCACTTCTCCTCCTTGTCTAAAATTACCCCGCGTTGCAGCAGGCTCTGTCCCAGATGCCGGGGGTGCATCCGGGTCTTTACTATTGAGCTGTTCGAGCTCGCCTTCAAGGGCTGTGATTTCACCCTGCAGTTTGCCCTTTTTCTCGTCAAGTTCTGCTTGATCTGCCTCCAGCTTGTTGGCCTCCTCTTCTACCAGGGCTATTTCCTCATCAGTTTTGGCTTCATCAATAGCCGTTTCCAATTCAGCGGATCTCTTTTTTAATCCGGTATCCTGCTCCAGCAGGACATCCAATTCAGCTTTGCGCTGCTCAATTTTTTTACTGAGCATCAATTGTTTTAATGCCATGGTTTTAACCTCTCTTTCAGTTGATTTTTTCGTACATCCAGCTGCCGTTCCCGGTGCTGAGCAACCTCGTCCTGCCGGGCCTGAACCCCGGTTTCTTCATAGGCGGGGAAGGTGCAGACGGATACCTCATGCAGGTCGACCTCCTGAATTGTCCACTTCACTGTTCCATCATCACGCCAGTCGGTTTCCTCCTTGCTGATATTAAACCCGAAGCTGCACTGGTCAACATCACCCCGCTTGACACGCTCATACAGGTTTACGGCGTCGCTGTCAGCGGGATTGATTTTCACCAGGCCCCATAGGCCGTGAGTATCGGCTTTAAGTTCCAACGTTCCAGATTTATTGCGGCCCAGCACCAGGGTCGTGTCATGATTAATAAGTGCTCGGATATCGTTACCCAGGGTCTTGTCAAAGGCGCCGACGGCAATTTCCTCAAAAGCTCCCTGCCAGAGCTCGGTTTGCCGTCCAAACACGGCAAAGTAACCTTCGATATACATATCCTGGCTATCCGGTTCAGCCCTGGTTTTTAGCTCAGTTTGCAGACTCCGGGTTTGCCGTTCATTCCTCACTCTTATCACTCCCCTTCAATTTCTTTTGATCGCCGATCATGCCGGCGGGGATATAGTTCTCCAGGATTACCCGCTCTGACAAGCCATCAAGCGGGGATAAGCCCAGCCAATCCCTGACCTCGTTTCCGGTCATAATACCCCGGACATACATATTGCTGCCGACGTCGGACAATTCTTTGAGGTCGTAGGCGTATAATGATCTTGGATTAAACTTGAAGTACAAGTCCGGACTATAAAGCAGCTTTCGGGTCAGCTCCTGGACGATTCCCTGCGCAATTGGTAGGATAGTCGCATTAATAAAGGCGTTATATTCGTCTTTTTTGAATTCACCAACGCCCAAAAAGAATGCCGGCACTCCGAAAATGCCGGCTACTGTTCTTTTATCCAGTTGTACCGCGTCATTCAAAGCCAGATCCTGCAGCGATAAGGGCTTGACCTGCTCCACCTTCACCAGTTCCGCCGGCACTACCCAGGGTTTACCCTCGCCAGTTTCGCTAATATACTTTTTGAGGATAGCGTCCCTGCCTTCCTCGTTTGCCAATTCCTCAGTCATGGCGTCCACCGCAACAATTACTGACGGTTTCCATTTGTCCGACATAAAGGCTTTTTTTGTCCTGGTCGCCTGCCGGAGATTATCGACTATATCCTTCAATACCACCCGGTAGCCGGTGCCCAGGTACGGCTTTTCCGGATCCGGATTAACCATAAAATGCAGGATTTCATCATGCCCGTAGGTCTGCCCTCTATAACGCACCTGGTACCCGCCGGGTATATCTGCAAAAGATACCCCAGACGGCTGCAGCGGTATCAGATCGGCAATTAAACCGTTTTCAAGCTTAGGGTATACGACTGCGTTCCCCCTTCCGGCCAGCAGCATTGTATTGACGATGTTATAAACCCAGGCTTTTCGGGTCATAAGGCCATAGGGGTTAATGTCAATTTTTTTCGACAGCTCATTTTTTACCCGGATATCACCGTCATCGGTATTTTGCATCAGATGGATTGTCATACTGGAGATCAGATCCGCTATTTTATGGACCGCGATCTTTACCTCTGGATTATCCGACAGCCGGGTGTAACCAGGTATACAGAGCGTATCGTAAGCATCGGTACTTAGAAACCAATTTAAAGCTGTCGGGGTCTCCGCCCGGATCTTTTGCTTACTCTGAGCTCGTTTCTTTTTGCTCATATTTAACCACCTTTCAGCCATTCAGTAGCCTTATTGGCTTTTTCAATATTCTCTAACATGCGGATAGTTGCGAAAACATCGGCGTCGAATATATCAATCCGCATATTTGGTAACACTTTTTCGTACTGGATCATGTCATCGGTTTTCTCAATACCTCTGACGTTTTGGACACAATACTCATAGGCTGAGGAATGGAGATAATAAAATTGCCCGTCCTTTGCCGCTTTTTCTATGTGCCTGAATCCTTCGGACTTTTTATAGAAATACTGGGGCTGGTCAACCATCCGGAATCCTTTCTTCTTCATCCCCAGAAAAAATTCCCGGCTAAACTTACGATCAAAGCCCACCTCTTTTATTTTGAATCCTTTTTGTTTCATGGACCAAAACCAATTAATTATGTCACTATAATTGACGGTTGGACTATTACACATATCGAGCCAGCCATCGTCTTTCCAACCAAAGAGTGGGATGTTATCCTCATCAGCTTTCCTGGTCGCTGCCACGATCGGGAACCATGCATGGGTGATCGCTATATCCACATCTTTCATTTTTCCATCTTTATCTTTATACGCATTATGTAACTGCCCATGCAAAGCGGACGTGGTTAAATCGTGCATCTTGGAAAGATCAGCACCGCCAAACCATTCCACCGGCAACTTTGCCAGTTCATCCAGGGTCCATTTAAACTTACGGTCAGACGTTCGAAATTCCTCGATATTGAAATAGGCCTTCATGGCTGCGGTGTATACATTTAATGACTTAGCAAAAAAATCTTTCCGTTGCTGGGGATCGTTCTGAGCCTGCATTGCGTCATTCATAATATCCTGCGGCCTGATCGAAACTCCATAAGCAGGATTGGCCATCTCATGAACGAGCGGACTAGTATAATCTACATCCCCGTTTTCATCCTGATCAGCTTTACAAATAAAAACATAGTAAGCCTCATCCTTGACTGTGCCATCCAGAATCTTTTTGCAATACTGTAACCGCTGATAACAGAATGAAGTCATATCATCACCGGCAGTTGTAATTCCTATCATCAGCTTATTGGTATAGGCCTTCATGGCCTCCTTGATGATGTTGTATTGCTTTGGCGTCTTATACGCATGGATTTCATCAGCTATTGCTATGTTGCAGTTCAATGAGTCCTGCCGATCCGGGTTGGCGGCCAGGGCTTGAATAAAGATTGAACCATCACCCAGGTCACCCTGGATGCTATGTTCCTGGTTGTTGTCGATAACCCTAAAGTTATCTTTTTCGCCCATCTGGTCAAGATTGAAATTAATAAAGTTAAAACTCTCGAGAGATTGTTTTAAAGCAGCTGCCACGATATAAACCTTAGATCCGGATCTTCTCTCCAGTAACCCAAGGGCCCAGGCCAGGGCAGCGGCAAATGATGTCTTTATGTTTTTCCTGGGGATATAAATAAACGCCTCTTTAAAGCGTCTTATCTTAGTACCTTTATGGTAAAATCCCAGTAAGTTATAAACCTGGAACTTATGAAATGGTTCCAATAAAAAAGGCTCCCCGCGTAACGGAGTGCCATCTAATCTCTCACCTTGCATGTGAACGAAGGTTTTTTCAATTATCCCGATTACAAATTCTGCATCCTTAGGATTAAAATCATAATTCGGGTTCTGTAAATTATTCAGGAACCTTTGACAGCCCTGGATCTGCTCTATGCATGCAATCTTTCGACCTTCAACAATACTGTTGGCATACTCCAATACAATGTCGTGGTTTGGGTATTTTTTCACTTCAGATCCTTCAGTACCTGGGCTAGCTTTGACTTTTTACCAGGCTTCTCATCTGATGTCACTGTCTCCAGTGCTTTCGGATTGAGGCAGAGGCGGTCGGAGTATGCCAGGATATCCTTCCTGAGAGCCTCCAGAGTTGCAACTATCGGCGCTTTCTTACTGCCGCCCTGTATGGTTTCAACCTCAAAATCATAGCCGCTGCTCTTGAATTGCTGATTTAATATCCAGTATTGCTCAACCAGTTCAGCGTATATGTCAATCAGCCGATTATATTCGGGTTTGTATACGCCTAATTTCTTCATATCGGCAACTGTTGTACGCTTAATTGTTTCCTTCCCCGGAAGCTTTGCCACCTCCTCACCTCCTCGAAAAAATTTTTCCGGGATCCGCTCTATTGGAAAGAGT